TATGTTCTTAATCTACCAAATTCTCTTACTAATTCGACTCTCAAAACATTCATTCTTTTTTATCCTTTTCATTATTATTTGAATTAATTCACGTATTGTTTTTACACATCCATAGAAATGCAATGGTAAGCCCACCATCTTCCGTTTCTTTTAATAAGCTTGTACCAACTCGTAAATCTCTGTCCTGTGCAATCAAATGCAGAAGGAATACATTCCATATATTTATTATATTGAAACCATTCATCCGCTGTTATTTTAAAAAATTATTTACTGATATTCCAGGTATTTCTTCTGGAAGTTGAAATAATTCAATATACCCGTCAATTCCATTATCATGCACAATATGTCTTTCTGGTTTTTTGTTTTCTTGTTTATAGATATCACGGATTTTTCTTTTCCTTTTGAGAATTTGATCTCCGCATATTTCATTTACATCGTATCCTTGCTGTTCACACAGTTCTTTACAAATTTGAATCGCCTCATAGTATCCCCATAATCTGTGCTTTGTCTCATAATCCATACTTCACATCTCCATTTTATCTATTGTCTTAATCTACCAACTCCGCATATCCGCCATCGTAATTCTGTTTCCACGACCTATAAACTCCATTTGTATCACGAAATTCTAAGTAATATGCCTCTCTCCATTTCCACGGCTCCTGCCATGCAATCTCTTTAATTGTACATACAATGCCTTGGCAATGAATTCTATCTCCTGGCCGTAAGTCTCTCATAATTATTCTCCCTTCTCTGTAATAAAATAGGCAGCTAGGTATTTATTCTCCTAACTGCCTTTACGGTTGCATTATTTTGTTTAGTTGCTAAACATTACAGATACTCTGCAAAAATCTGAAGGTTGAATTTATTGCTCAACTCCTCAATAGTCATATCTTTAAGTTTCTTTGCAAGTGACAATTCATTTGCATCATAACTCCATTCCATTGCACATCCGTTTGGTGTTGCAGGGAATTTCACTTCTACACAAATTTCATCTGTATATTCTGTAACATCTGTTACTGTACCAAAGAAGCTTCTATGTGTTCTCTCTCCATATTCCTTTTCGTATTCTGTATCTGGATTAGATACATATACTAAATCGCCAACTTTAAACATCTTATTTACCTCTAATCTTATAAAGAAATCTTAGTTTCTTCAATTTTCTACTTCCACGAGAACAGTGTATTCAATTCCATTATGTTCAAAGTTCCATTCACCGTCATATGTACAATCTGGTTCTGTGCATGTCAGTTCAAATCCATTATGGAATAATACACCTTCTGTATATGGAGCTTCTTCTTCACAAAGTACTAACTTAATATCTGCTTCAATTCCGTTTGGAAATTTTGCGGTGTGCGTAATTGTTTCATCTCTCTTATATCCATATTTCTGATAAATTTCATCTCCTGTAAGATTGAGTAAATCATTAATTAAATTCATTTCCTCGCTTGATATTTTTATTGTTTGTACCATAAAATTTCCTCCAATCTACTTTTGAAATGCGAATTTCTTACTTGTGTCACTCTTTTTCAAATTTAGTTCCCTTCCAATCTAACCCATCAATCAGATAATTGGATAACTCGTCAAGTACATCGTCGGGTGTTTCATTGATAAATCTATTCATATTTACTGTAGTTCTGTCGTGTGTATATTCATCAATAAAGTCCATGATTTCCTTTACTGTAATATCCGTTCTCTGAATTTTATAAAAATCAGGATACCATCTATCAGAAAATCTGCCGTTAAAGTAGTCTGTTGCATACTGACCTGTTTTCATAGGAACTTTGATCCCGTGACTGTAAAAAATTTCTTCTACTGCCTTTTCTTTCTCATTTTCCTTAAATGTATCTGTATTGATTACTTTATCTTCGTATGAAGAAAAATCTGCCGAATACATTTCATAACAATCTTTTGATGGATCGTCCCAATCAGGCGAAATATCTGCACCAATCAGAGTTGCATTTCCACATGCTGCACAAATAAGAAGGAAGTTTTTATCAGCATCTAATGCCTTTTCAATCCTCTCATTTGGGATAGCATGAATCCGTCCACATTTACAAATTCTAATATCATACTTTCTACTCATATCTTACCTTTCCTTTCTAATGAAACACGCAATTCTTTTAACAGGTTACTAATTCTCCTGGTAAATATCTTCTATGAATCCGATCATTTGGATACCAGCCAATATTCCAAACTTTCACTTCTCCGATTTTCATATCGTTCATTTCTTTTTTAAGGTCAATTCCTTCCATCGCAAATGCTTCTATAATGTTCCTGTTTCCATATCCCATAAACTGACCATCAACTTCATATCCTGCTCCTACTCGTTTAATTAACATACAAATCATAATTATTCCTCCATTATGCTGTTTTGTTTATTTCAATGTATTTTGCAATTTTCTCTTCTGCTTTAAGTTTTTCATCTTTAATACTGACTGGTAAAATCAAGAAACTATATGTGTCTCCTTTAATAATCCATGGGCAAACTTCTTTTGTACCATAGAAAATCGGGTATTCAG